ATACACCCACGGCTTTGTTCGCCTGTAGGTTGTTGTTCAGGGTGAGCGTCAGCTCTGTGAAGAACGCAAACAAGGCATTGGGGTTTACCCCGCCAGAGGTGAGGTGCATTTTGATGCGGCTAAAGTCGCTGGAAGTATTAAACGCAGGCGAGGGGATAACCGCAGGGCGCGAACCCGCTTTCACGCCAGTTAAGCCGGGGCGGGACTCAGAATCAGTTGCAATGAAGGACAAGTCACAAGTGACTTTATCCGCAGAACGAATTTGCAGGGAGAACTCACTGGGGACTGCGCCAATGATGTATTCTGACATCGTGCCGTCGTTGTCCGTACCCAGCGTGCGCTCCAGCTGATAGCTGCGGCGCTTGATCAAGTTGGGGTCGCTTTCGTTCTTGATAACGGTACCAAAGAAAATTTGTATGGTCTTACCCGTGCCAGTCTCGTTGGCTACTGCGGCAGAAACTTTATCCAACTCAATGTAGCTTGCGGCTACCGCTCGCACGCGCATAAAGCCGTTGTTAGCTGTAGTTGTAAAGCGCAAAGTTGCGCTGTCGCCGCCGACAAAAATCCACTCACCTGGGATAAGCCCCAGCGTGGTAAAGTCTTTGGTACCTGACGCGCGAACCAAGCGGGGGTAAGAACCCGACACATCCATGTCCAGCGTAGCCGATGCGAATGCGTGACCAACCTTTTGAATCTTTGGCGTACCTGTAGAAGTCTCATCCACCATCGTCTCAGCAACCACTACGGTGGTTGCGGTAGAAGATGCGACTGTCTTCAAGCCGTTGTTACCGGCTTGGTCGAAACTGGAACCTAGTACCAAATCATTGGCCAAGTAGCTTGCGCCGGTTGAGGCAATGTTGATAGTTTTGGTTGCGGCTACCGCGCCGGTGATTGCTACCGCAGCGCCGTTCAATGGTTGATTAGTTGTTTTTTCCCGCGCATCCGCGAACAAAAAGCCCTGCAGCAAACGGGTAAGACTTTTGGGCGTAAAGTCACAACCAAAACCAGCAGTTGCCTCGAGGTCAGTGGTAACGCCCTTTTGGCGTTGGCGTGAGGGATTGATGGGGTTGCGGGCAACCGTAGTCAGCTTGCCGCCAAAGTCATTGTAGCCGTTTGGCTCCTGCGGATACCAAACCGGCGAACCCGGCAAGGTGCCGAGGGTTGTTGATTCTTCTGCGATGCGCAGACCTGTGATGTTTGAGTCAATCTTGTTGGCCATTTTTGCTACCCTCCAGAGGGGTGATGGATGGTTATTTTATCTCATCAAACTGAAATTCAACTATACAGTTTGTTTGGTACCAGCTTTCGCTTGGTCCAACCTCGTTCACCCGCCCGTTGCGGAACCAAACCCCGTTTGGAGAGTGGAAGCCCTCGAAAGCGTTGCGGGCGATTATAGCGAGTTGTTGTGCCAGTAGTAAATCCCTCGGGGCGAATACTTGAACGATAATCAACCCAAAGCGGGTGAACATGCGGTTGGTGCCTCCACCCAATCCCGTTTGGGCTGAGTTATTGTGAAGCACTTCAACCCTAGCCCAGCAACGGGCTTTGTTGTGTTCGCCCGTCTGTACTACCCCTGGCCACTCCACATCAGGCGTATACCCCAGCAAAGCGTTCGCCTTTAGGTTCCAAGCATCTCGAAACAAAGTGAGGATGTCGTCAGTAGCAGTGACTTCATTCATAGGTCAAGCACCAATTCCCACATAATCGGCACGCCGTCGGGGGCGTGTTCGCGCAAGGCTTTTATGGTCCAGACTTGTGCCCCTGTGGTGCTGGCGAATACTTGTGCGCCTACCGTCGGGGGATAATTTAGCGGGGCGGCTACCAACCCCAGCATGCGCCCAGTTCGGGTTTGTCCGTTTTCTTGGTAGTTTAGTGTCTCCCCCACGGTGGACAAGAAGCACACCACTGCGGTAACATCTAATGGGGTTGCCGCAGACACACGCCAAGGCTTCGCCGGGTCTACGGGCGCTTGCTGCCCCACGAGCCGTAGGGTAGAAGCTACCCCAAACTCATCAATCAGCTCTTGCGCTGTCTCCCGCGCCCAATCGAAACTACCCACGGACAAGATTGCCTGAGGTGTCGATTAAGCCCGCCGCGCGTATTTTCCCATCAGCAACTGGGTAATCGGGCAGGGTAAGCCCCGCTCGGGCATAGTTCACTGCCTTCCCGAGTGGTCCAACTCGCTTGTTTTCTGAGGTTACTAACTGACCGCGCGAATCGCGCAACGGGTCGGGGTTTATAGGGGCAGTTAATGCCCGCAATGCGTACTCTGACACAGCTTCCCGTAGCGCCCGAGGTAAGCCCGAAAGCAACCGGCGGTCATTGTCGTAAGCGGCAGCCCGTGGCCACTGAGTAGTTTGGTCCAAGTTCAGCCGTCGCCCGCGAAAGGTGAACCGCTGATCAAGGTAGTCTGTCGCCTTAACCAAGGCTTGCTCAATTACGGTGTCCGCAACCGTTCCCCAAGAATTACCCCGCGCTGCGTGGTAGGTCTTGAAGTCCGCCACGGACAGGTAGCTGTCCGCGTCAGCAACAGTCCCTTGCGGGTTTTGTACAATCATGGGACAGGTCTTGCTGCGTCAATAGCAGCTTGCGCTTCTGCTTGGAAGCGCGTCAATTCTTCTGTAGTGAGGTCACGCCCCAGCTCACGCGCCTTCTTTTGAGCATCGCGCAACTGCTGGAAGTTGCCGCCCATTTCTTCTACTGCCTCAGCTATGCTGAGCGCGGCTTGTATCAATAAGGCTAGTTGGGCTGGCGTCATCGTTTTAGCTCCTGGCTCACTTCCCGCAGAATTACTTGTGCCACTCGCAGAGTGACCAACGCCTTGTCGTGGTCTTCAGCGCCCTCCAACCTTTGCGCCTCAACCAATAGGTTTTGGGCGCTCTGTAGCCGGTCTAGGGTCTTGTTACACTCATCAGCGTTGATGTATCCGTCCCGCAGGGCGATTGCCGTGGCGCTGGACAAACTTTCCACCATAACATAGCCCGCTGCAATGCCTTCGCGGGGAGTTTGTGGCTTCTCAATACACCCGCCCAGCAGGACAAGCGAAAGGCTCAAGAGCAAGTAAGTAAGTGTCTTTTTCATTGTTTCGGATTCCTTATGGAATTGGTAGCCTTTACTCTACCGTGGATGGCAATAAAGCCGCCAATGATTGGACCAATAGCTGCGAGCAACTCAACCAGCGTTTGCTGGTCTTCTGGAGCTACAACTACCCCAACCAAGCCTCCAAGTCCCGACAAAATAGCCACCACAGCGCCCCAGATAGCTTTTGACTGCCACCAGGGCTTAGCGCCCATCAAGTCCTGTACGGCTTGCTGGAGTTGCTTTTGATCAACCGGCAGCATCCGCTTTCGCCTCACGCGCAGCATCGCGGTTATAGCCGGGGGCTACTTCTTCAACATCCGCGCGGGTGATGCCGGTAGAACCATAAAGCGCACCAACCGCATCCATCTTTGGTTTGCCGTCGCCTGTCCAGCAATCGTCATTGTCGGGGTCTACTGCCAAGACGGCTGCCTTCAGTTTTCCATTCAGCTCTGTCGTCTGTCCGTTCCCATTGGGAAGTTCCTCAGTTTTCCCGGACGCACCACCAGCTGTGAGGCTGCCGTCATTTGTTTCTTGGGCACCAAGTCCTTCCCCGTTGGGCTGATTGTCAGTTTGTAGGTCGGGTGGGTTGCCCCCGGAACCGGCGTGAAGCGCGTTGAACTCATCGTTGATCTCCTGTAGTCGTGGATGACCTTCTGGGAAAACAGACCAATTCACCTCGAGGAAGTGCGCAAGTTTCACTAACTCCCTCTCACTTCCAGTCAATTCCAGCCTCCCCTCAATGAACTGGAAGCGGTTGCCCAACAAGATAGTTTTGTTGAGTAATGCACCACAAAGGAAAAACACTACTGTTTGAATCCCACTCATTATCTTTTCCTCAGTCTTGGTTGAAAAATCCTAAAATCTTGGGGAATACCCACTCATCATCCTTTCCCTCGCTTTGTCCAAAGAAGCAATCATCTGCCGCAGAATCAGTAGCATCGTTGTTTGCTTTTTGCGCGTGGATAGCGAAGGCATAACGCATCGCCCCCGGCGGGGTGGTGTATAACAACACATCCTTATCGCCCAGTGCGGCAGCTGCCGGTATTTTCAACAAACTGTAGTTATTTCCCCCATCAATCACAGTCTCTACCGTAGCGGCAAGCCCTTTCGTGATCAGGTGGTCTGCTAGTTTCTGATAAATCGCCGCGCGGGTAAGTTCCGTGCCGTCCAGCTCCACGCTGTAATCAAACTGCGCGCCGCCCAAGGCGAGTAGTCCAATGCGCGCGCCTGGTTGGGCGGGGATGATAGCCTCATCGGCTGGACCACTATCAGTAACTCGCTGAAAAACAGTAAATTGGGCAGGGGTATCGCTTCCCCCGATATAGGCGAATGCAGCTTTTTGGATGTTGGGGAGGGAGTCGTAGCTTGCCTTGTCTATAGAACTCCAAGCTGACCCCTCCCCTTCTGAAACAGCTGCCGCTATCGCCGAAGCGCATACGCTAGCAAAATAGCGGTTGCCTGTTACAATAACCAGGCAAGCGTTCGCATTATTTTGCCGGGTGCCTCCTGTGGAGGCGGCAGCCAACTTCAGTATGCCGATGATTCCAGTTGTCATGGGTAAGTCTCAACCAGCTGGTGGAAAGAAAAGCCCCCTTGCGGGGGCTTCTATCAGTTTGTGATGCCGTCTGCGGCAGACAAACCTTTTTCTGAGAACAACGCCAGTCCGCAATACCACTTAACGCGCCAGATGTGTTCATCAGCATCTTCTTTCTCGCCAACATCAACAACATGTAAACCGTTGTTGTTTTCTGCGGTCAAGCCTGCGATACCGTGAGAACGCGAACCGTCATCAAAGGTACCAGCCAAGATAGTGGTTTGGGCAGAACCCATACCCTTGACTTGGTTGATTGGCAAGTAGTCGTTGCGGAAAATCGGCACTTGACTATAAGCGGCAATCTTCGCACCAGAAGGCAGCTCAACAACCTCGCTGATAGAAGCCCCGCCCAGCGCGCGCAACAATGCTTTGTAGCTGCGCAAGGTGCGCGCATGCATCATCACATAGTCAGTTTGACCGTCTTTGTCAGTAACCAAATCCAACAGCTCGTCCAGAAACGCGAAGGACAACGCGCCGCCGTTCGCGCCGGTAGCTACTTTTTGACCAGACGCGCACAATGCCAACAAGCCCGAGAACTCGTTGCCAGTGCCAGTACCATTCACCAATTGGTCTTGGTACTTGCGGCCAGCTGATTTCGCTTTGGAGGCAATTTGAATTGCTGTTTGGTCGTTGCCGTCGCCCGAGCGGGTAGACTGGATCAAGCCATTCACTTCAGCGTCACCCATGATAGTGGTGAGTGAGGAAGTAATCTGCGTGAAGGTAGCCGCCGCCTTACCAGCGCCCGCGCCAGAGAAAGTGGTGCCCACGCCGCTCATGATAACATCGCCCAACGCATTTTCGCGGTTGTATGCCAGCGCGTTACCGGTTACGGTATCAAAAGGCATCAACTCATACATCTGGTTGACAGTGATGATATTTTCAATCAAGCCGGCAACGAGGTCGTTGAGTGCCAGTTTAGCTGATTCAGCAAGAGTTACAGAAGCCATGTTGTGCCCTCCACAGAGCAATAATGAGAATGAGTGTCAACAATCTGGGTAGTCACTACCCTTCGTGTCAGCCCCCAGAATCACTCTGTGGGTGTACAAGTCCCGCCTACGATAACGGGACTAAAAACAAAAGTAAATACCTCAGCCTGTTTGTTTCTTCAAGCCTGCTGATATTTTATCGGTGGATGAGCGGGGCGCGCCGGTCGGGGCTGGTTTTTTCTGTCCTGGTTGCTGGGTTCCACTACCGCCCCGGTCATTTACAAATTCAAACAGCTTGCCGTATCGGGCGTTGGCTTTCATTTCCTTCACCAGCTCCTTCACCGTCATGGGCTGACCCGTCACGCCGCTATAGCGTTGGTCGCCTACCGCGTCAACCACAAATACTTCTAGTTTGCCGTCTTTTTCAGACACGCGCACCTGGTTTTTAATGAACGGCATTAGCAGTTCAATGTCGCCTTTTTCTTCACTCAGAGCTGCGATGGCGTCAGAAGTTACCATGCGCTCATACAGCTGCTCTTGTAGGGCTTGGATGCGCACTTCATGCTTCTTCAGGTCTTTTGAATGACCCTCGGCCAACTCTTGGCGAATCTTGTCCAAGTTCAACTTGGCTTCGCCACCCTTGGTCAACTCGCTTTCGAGGTTCGCAATTTTCTCGCGCACCTTTGTGTTGATTTCGTCAACAGTGGTACCAAACTCAGATAAGCTGGACAAGTCGGGGGCAACTTTGCCCTTTGCTTCTTGTCGGGCTGCCTTCAGGCTTTTGTTCAAGCCTAACAAAGCATCAGCCGCGCCTTTATGGGTCGCCGCAATTTCAAACTTACCTTCAGCGTTCGCGGCAGGGTTGTACAAAACCCGGAATGCCTCGGGTACAGTTTCAATGGTATCAACAACACCAAATTCAAATTCCATGATCATTCCCT